TACTTTCTGCATATGCTTTCTCGAAGAAAGGGATATCATTATAAGGAATGATAGCAGCAGGATCTAAAGGAGCACTATGCAGAGTGTGTAAGTACCTAGCTTCTACTTCTGCAAGAGGAGCAGTCTCTACACTCCAGGGCTTCTCAGCATTGAGAGCTACCTTCTGAAAATTAGAGCGACCAACCTTAATACCAGCTGAAGTTATTTGGATACTTTCACCTTTTCTCAGTGTATCTTGTATCGCAGGTTTACCTTTAGGAAGTTCATCAAACTGGTTACCTACACCTTCTCCCCATAACTTTGTATAAGAAACCTTTATGTTTTCTACCTTTGCTATCTCTTCAGGTGTAGCTGTTCCAGCTGCCATCTTCTTAGTAATGGAGGTAATAAGGCTCTCTGTTTTATTACTATCGGCTACACGAGAGATATTCCTAAGCCCTAAGATACCATCACCTACAGCTTCAGTGCTTCCTAATGTACCAATGTGATCTGCTACCATATTACCGACGGTATTATCTCCACTAGCTATCTCATTGAAGCTACTACGTATCTTGTCATTGATAGATGTAATCTTAGCTTCACGATTCTTTGTAGCTTTTCCACCGTAAGAGGCATCAAGTTCAGCTACGTCTAAAGACTGTGTAGCTATCTTATCATCTGCCCACAGAATGATACGCTGATCGTGTGTAGCTCCTGCCTGCATCTCAGAAATGTGAGTAACTGGTTGCAGGTCTATATCCGCTGCACTCTTTACTTTGCGTAAGAAACCGTAAGATGCAGCTCCTTCTAGCACACCGCCGATAGCGCCGCCAAACATAGCACCATAGAGGATATTACTTCCTATATCTGCTGCATCCATCTCTTCCATGATAGGACTTTTAAACATAGTGGCAGCTACAGCTGTTTCGAATACAGCACCTTGTATTGCTTGCTCACCGAAGCCTGCAGCAACAGCTTTCAGTGTATTACCAGATAGGATATTAAAGGTTGCATTAGAAGATGTCATCTCAGCTTTAGCTGCTTGCAAGGCCTCCCACTGAGTTACCTTCAGAAGTCCCGTAGCTTCTTCGATATTCATACCGATACGACCAGCCTTTGCCGCCATCAAAGCTTTAGATGCCATATTGTAGCCTTTCACGCCAGCCATTCCAGGAATGAAAGAGCCTGCGAAAAAGCCCGCTGCATCAACTGCTTGCTTATTATCTCGGTAATACGCTCCTAAGTCGCTATCATATTCTGAGATACGATCCTGCGTATTTATCTCTTCCTGGTCTCCACCTAGGAAGTTAGAGATAGCAATACCTGTATTATGGAAATCAGTGGCACCAGATATAACAGCTGCAGTAGCAAAGGACGTAGCATGAGAGATGCCATTAGAGATTGCTTCACTTAAAGAAGTATCTCCATTCGCCACATTATGGTTATCTGCTGCATTAACAATGGAAGGCACTGAGGCAAATGAACTTCCTGATAATTCTTCGTCAGTAAATCTTGTCATTAGGGTTTCACTCCTTCTTCAGTTGCACCTTTGTTAAAGAGGGGCGGAGAGTTATAAGAAGCATCCATAACTTCTGCGATAGTATCATATAGATACCACTTAGCAAAGTCTGTTGGATTCATAAGATTAAATCTCACTTGTTTACCTGCAATCCCCCAGTTAGTCCAGGGATCTACGTAGCCAGGAATTACATAACCCTTCTGTGTAGGGATACCGAAATCATATAATCTTCCGTGCACGTTATTATACGTAGCTACCGAAGAGAATAACCTAGCTCCTTCTGCCATAGCAAGACCTTGTGGAAGAATACCACGACTAACAGCTTCTTTTATCTGTGCTTTAACACTGGCTGCAGTTATATCTGTAATGCCAGCGTCTATCATAGGTTTCAGAACTGTAGCATAAAGAACGGTTTTTTCTAAACCTGGATCATTCTTAACAAGAGACTGAAGCTTAGGTGCTGCATAAAAACTATCTCTAGCCTCTGCATCATTTTTATATACAGCTACCTTCTCTGTTACCTTAGCATCAATGAGTTCTATCTTCTTAGCATTCTGTTCTGCTACTGTACCTGTAAGAGTAACTCCAGTCAGCGCTTCTTTCTGAGCAGCTAGCAAACGATTATAAGTACCAGCTTCTGGAGTATTCTGGAAGTTTCTTCCTGATCCAGCTGTATCTATAGTAAAGAGACTTTCTGCTGGAGTATCTGCAATTGGACCTGCACCTACCGGAGAAGTTGCGGCCAGTAACCCATTACGAGTGAGCGCATCTAACAGAGGCTTCTGTGCAGGTATCTTTTCCATAAGCTTAATGCTTTGCAAAGAGAAATCATCAGGATTCAGACGTAACTTGGCTGCGCCAGTTTTGATGATATCTACATACTTCTGTTGCATTTCCTTATCATCTTTCTTATCCTGTAATGTTTGCTGCATTGCATCAATACGTAGATTTGTTTCTTGTGCATGTAACAGAAAGCTTTCCTCTGCCATCTTAGCAGCATTATCCTTCCGTAACTCATCTGCTTGTGCTCTTCCTTCCTGCGCTAGGTCAAGTTTAACGCGCAGTCCAGTATAAGCTGTTTGCACTGCTTGCTGCTGCCCAGCCATAAGAGCTTGAATAGCTTGAGTATTTTCTCCAGCTAACTGTATTTTCAACTTAGCTGTAGCCTCTTGAAGCAACTGTGCAGCCATCTCAGTCTGTGCAGCTTGCGTTGCTTTTGTTAGGTTATTAGCTGTCACCAGTGCAGTCTTATTGGCTTCTTGCGTACCATTCTGGATAGCGGTAATAGCAGTACTATCTGCATCAGCTTGCTGTGCATGAAAGTTATGCTTATCTATCTCTCCATTTATAGAGAAAGCATTCATGATGTACTGTACTGGATTATCTAAGAATCCAACTGAATCCATTTGTTCAATTTTCTTAGCTTGTGCCATCCTAGCATCCTCTTGCGCCGCCCTATCTTGTACCAGGCGCGCCATCAGAGAGTTAGGATTAGTGATCTTACCACCAGCTAAGGCTTCATAAGTCTGTGTTTCAATCTGCGTTTGCAGAGCTGCATCATTCTTTTGCTTCTCGATGATACCACTGAGTTCATTAGCCTTTTGTTTTGCAGCTAAGGCTTCCTGACTAGCTTGCTCAGTAGCATCTTTATTCTTTCCTAACGTAGCAACGTTGCCAGTATTAACTGGCGTAAACTGTTGTATTAAGGATAACACATCTTCACCAGCCATAAATTACTCCTGAACAGGAAAGGCGATTTCTTTTGCAGCTTCAAATAGAGCACGATAGATATTAAAGGCTCGCTCATTATCCCCTGCTTTGATAGCTATAACTGCAGGTTGGATAAAATCTTCATCAAACGCAGCATAGATAGCGTTTCGTTGGTCATCCTTCATAGCATTGATTGCTTTACAAATGCCCGGAGCATCACGATAATACAGATCAACATACCAACGAAGCTCATCAGTACTACGCATGTATGTATCCCTAAAGGTGCGCAGTGTAGTTAGCTCGTCACAATCATCTGCTTTATATTTATGGCGGCACACAGCTGTGGTAATGAAGCAACCAGAAGAGCTATCAGAAGAGGATCCACCTCCAGAAAATAAATCGCTTATACCGCCGATAACTCTACTAAGAATTCCGCCTGCTTCATTCGATACAATCTGTCCAGCTACACCTTTTCCTACACCTACAAACTGATCCCATCCACCCGTGCTGGTAGTACCATCAACTCCTGTTACAGATTGTTTTAAGCCCTGCGCAAAATTATCAGAGTAACTTTTAAAATCATTGCTATTTATATTTAACAGATCCATCATACCTTTAGAAGCCACTGGCGCAATGCCAGTATCTGCACTTCCAATGCTAGCTTCAGTGCCACTACCAGATTTTCCTTTACCACTACTACCAAAGATATTAGATAGCAAAGAGGCTCCGGCGATTCCTGCAACAGCTGTCCAAGGATCTACAATAGGAGCAGTTTTAGCTGTACTGGTAGTGTTAGCCCCCTTTAAAGTATTAGCTGCTTGGTTTTGTATTCCTGCATAGTTACCAATGTTATTAAGTTGCAACTGAGCGCCTTCACCGGCAATACGAGAAGTGAGATCATTCATCTCAAGTGCTTGCGTAGTTGACCCATAACCACCAGTTTGGTTTCCTTGAGAGATAACACCAGGTGCGCTCTTCTCCATAAGTAACTTCATAGCATTAGCAATAGCATCATTACTATCACTAACTGCTGCACCTTTTCCATAAGCGCCACCTGGAGCTAACATCTGCTGCAAGGCTGCAATAGCTTTAGGATCTAAATTAGAAGTTTTTGTGGTGGTAGCGCCAGAACCTAAAAAGACTGGGGCCAGAGCGGAGATAGCACTGGATGCATCTACTAATGGATTTGAGCGATTTTGTATTTGAGAAGCCATTTTTTAGTCTCCTTAAAAGAGATAGAAAGAGTGTTATTTTATGTTAGAGTACCATAAATGGTGCCAACAGCAGTCCAGGTGATGTTAACATTTCCAGTTACAGCAGGCGGTCTGCCAGCATACGCTGCGCTTAGATTTCCGCCAGGCCAACCTGAAGCACCACTACCGCTGTTACTTAAGGAACCTAAACCACCAGCCCCACCATAAAGTAATGTACCGGGCAGCCCGTTTGTGCAGTTGTTAATATCTACATCATGACCAGAGGAAGCTAACCTAGGACCTGCATCTCCATAGCCAGCTCCACCGCCGCCACCGCCAGTACCATAGCCATAATGACGATAAATACCGTTACTGCCCTGGCTTGGATCAAATACTGATTCTACATTGATAGCTTCACGTGCGCCACCATATCCGCCTGAAGCTATTATACCAGAGTTAACTATTGTTACGGGTGTTGAAACGTTTAAGCCAATGCCGGCATTGGTATTATTGGAAGAAGTGGTATTACCTTTAGCACCCTTACCAACAATGAATCCGCGGTTATCTATTGTAACAGTGCTACCTATCGGTAGTGCTGCGCCGGTATCAAATGCTGGAGTTGCTACGTTAGCTGATGTGACTTCTACACCGCCAGCAATAGTGACTGAAGTGTTAATTGCAGTCACTCCATCCCAACCTAAAGCTAATAACCTTGCACGTAAATTAAAGTTTTTTGTGTTTGTTATTATAAGGATGGCATTCATGGTAGATACAACACTTGTGTTAGGATAGATAAGTCCAGGTAAGGATCCAGCCATTTTAACTAACTCCTGCACCTGTTATAAGCCACACATTATTAGCCACGTATCTAATAGTACAAATACCAAAATTGGCTAAGGTTCTAGTACCTGTTGTAGTTGTTCCTCCAAGCACTAATGTTACCCCAGCAGTCGGTACTACAGTCATATTTATACCTGTAAGATTCGTAATTACTGTGGTGGCGCCAGGATTAAACTGTGCAGGTGTCGCATCAAGAGGGATAGTTACAGAAGTGCAACCAGGTCCGCAGTCTATACTCTTACCCCTATCTGTTATATTCCAAGTGTATGGAACCGTCTGAGAATCTGGTGGTATATCAAGAAACTGATCCATACCATACTGCAGATTGCGAATGGCATTGTAAATCTGCATAAGTTCCAGAAATACTTTAGGATCCTCTACGTTACTTGGCGTTGCAGGTAAGCGTATATTAAGAGAGTTATTTTGTTGAGTGCTCATATAAACTCCTAACGTCTACCAGCTTTAGAGAACCTGAATGTCACAGATACTAGGTTAAAAGAACCTTCTACGCGTAAAGAATGTGTAATGCCTGTTACCCTTGCTGGATAGATACGAGAATACATACTAGGAGTGTATAACGACGTAGTACTCGTAACTAACTCTCCAAAAATCCGTACAGTGCTGATTAAAGATAACTTAAAATTACTGTTCTCAGGATCAATAGTTTCCACATCAACTTCTTGCACAGTAATCAACTGAGTTCTTGTGAGTTGGTATTTACCCAGAATAAGTACAGCATCAGCAGTAAAGTTGCCATAATCAAGCATTGCAAGTTTTATGCTTCCATCTTCTTGCACAAAGGCAAGTGTGTGTCTTGGAATAGCAGCATCTGCAGATAATCTCTTTACCTGGTTCCATCCTGTTGTTGCATTATTTCCTGAATTCCAGTTAAATAGTGTTTTATCTTTCCATGGGACCCCAGAGCCAGAATAATCCATCATAAAATCAAAGGCTGTTACGTGAGGAATCTTTAACTTTCCTGCACGTTTTAACACGGTATCATAAACTATACAATGCGTCAGGGATGAAATACCATAAGATATAACAAGAAGGCGTGCAGAGGAAAATAGCAGTTGGACTTTAAGAGGCTTTGTTAAATACTGTGTATTTAGAGCCTTAGTGAGAGGATCATAATCCTCAAAAATAGCTCCTGATAAGAAATCTGTTGCAGCAGGATAAACTGGAGTACATCCCTGAAGAGATACTTGCAGCAATCCCCCAGAAGTCCAGGCATAATTAGTTCCATTATCACCTGCTGGAGCTACATCAGTAAGAACATCAATACCTGCACTGTTATTAGCCTCTTTAAAAATCCAAGGATAACGAGTATTACCTGTATAAAGAGATAGCACTATATTACTTGTGCTATAGATCGCAAAACCTGTGCTTAATGGATAGATAGCTTTTATGAGGCCGCCAACCGTAGATGGTATCTCACTGCCTGCACCTGTAATAAGAGAGGGCGTAAAATCTGTTGCACTGAGTGGATTGCTCCAGTAGATACTAAAGCCATCATGCAGAATAAGATAATTATTCGAGGAAGTTATGCCTACGATATTAGTGATTGCTGTGGTCAGTCCTGTTAACGTCATCGGAATGAGAACGTTGATATCCATATCTACCCAGAACATTCCCCAGTTAGCATAGAAGATGTAGGTCATACCAGCTACAGTAGCAACAGTCACATCACAAATTGGTTGTCCCGCAGGTGTAATATCCACCCACTGAGTATTTAGCGTAGAAATAAGGAATGTGCGAGCATCAGCTGTAATACCGATATACCCCCTGTCCTTATCTTTTGGTTCGTCACTATCTCGCATAGCTATAATACGCGTAAAGCGAATACCTCCAGAGATTGGAGGATTGATAATAGTTTGATAAGCTACGCTTTTATACCCATGTACTGTAGGAAGTACATTGTGCATGTAATATGCTTCTGGTACCTCATCATTATCCTTTCCTGTACCTATTGCAGCGCCAGATGCTTGAGGAGACTTCTGGTCATACTGACCAAAGAGAACAGTATTACCTTGGAAACGAGAGCATAATGGAAAGTCCCCAGCCATAAGGTTAGCTCTAAGAATTATCTGGGACATTCTATCTCTCCTTAAAGAGGTGCTTGTACAGCAATCGCTGCATTCGCTGTAGCAGCTATTATTTGAAAGCTATTTCCATTGGTTACAGATACTGTAGGACTTATAGTGAGAGTTATCTTTATAGCCGTAGGAGATAAAGCAGCTACAGCTACACCAGTCACCGTACCAGTGGCATAACCAATTGCACTTATATCTGAATTTGCGCCAAGCCAGGTAACCGCAGATGGGGTTGTCCTCATAGGTTGAGGTAAGGGAATTACTCCAACAATACTATTTGCAGTACCACCTGTTCCAGTACCTACGCCAAGACATAGAATCTCTCCTGATACCCCACCTATACGTTGTTGATACCTTGAGCATAACTGTTGTTCTGTAGCTATTGGACGATACTCAAATGCAGTACTAACTCCACCTTCTTCTAGCTGAAGATGTGAAATACTGATACCAATAGCTTGGTTGCCAATACCGCCTGAACGCGTAGTAAAAGTTGTACCAGCAGTAAACCAGAATCTAATAGCAAGATAGTCCCCTCCAGCTGTACCAATTGTTTTTCCTAGGATGGATGGAATTGCTACTGTTACGGTATACTTAGTCCAAACAGTAGAAAGAACCTTAGTTGTGACTCCTATGGTATCTACGTCTACTGAAGGAGTTCCACCTGTACCAAAGGATTGGATAAATTCAACGCCAATAGAAGGGGTGGCAGAAGCTGCCATTGCATAGAATGTAAGTGTTACTGTCTTACCTGCTAAGGTTCGTACGCCTTCAATGCGCTCTTCATAAGCTACATAGGCGCCGATTGCTGAGTTAGCAGCAGGGGTTACAGTCACATAATAAGCTGGCTCATCTGGAACTAACGTCTGGCCAAGAGCAAACGCAGTACGTGTTACCGTTGCAGCGACCACAGCAGTGGAAAGTTTCCAGCAGTCTATATCCTTTGTTGGATTTGTCCACAAAGCAAAGTCTGGGTTGAGAAGTATGTTCTTATACTTAGCATTCCAGTTATTAACTGGGCCACCTAAAGCCTGAAGCTGAGAAGCTATATAGGCTTTAAGAGCACGAAATTCTTCTGCACCTTGCAAAATATCATCAGTATCTGCAGGTGTTAGAGTGTTGGTTGGATCAACAGTGTAAGTCATGTGCGTAACCTTTTAAGGAAGTAAGTTAGATCTAAGAGTGGCAATACTTTCTGGCCACATGGCTGCAAATCGTTGATACTCTTCATCCTTACCAATCATTTTAAATACCATAGAAGCTGCTTCCATTTCAATGATATACGGATATTCATCTGCTATCCAAGAAGAAAATGTAGCAGAACTTGTATCGGCATCTGGATTGATGTAGTATCCAATATCAATTGAGTTAATTGGATTACTCGTTCGCACGTGCAAGGCGTTACCAGCAAGATAAATAGTATTAGATAGCATACGATCGTAACTATCGAAGATACTATCTGGCTCTATCTTCTGATATTGCCTTACTTGAAAAGGTGCACTACTGCTATTATCCCAAGAGTAAGAAGACGGATTCGTATTTGGAGTCTCTCTAGCATAAGCTAGCTGTCTCCAGCGAGTGAAAGGTGCTTGCTTTATATCAAACACATAGCGATTGTCATAGGTAGATACAGAAGTTAGTGGAGTAATTGTTTGCTCCACTAAATCCCTAGACCACTGGTCAGCAAAATGAGCTTTTAAGACTGCAGTTTTAATTGCGTACGCTATCTCAGCAACTAAGTCAGTCCTACCTGTTATAGTAAATATATTCTTAAAAAGATCAGATGCTGCCATGGTCTTAACCTAAATTAAAGTTTTGCGTTAGCAATAGCATCCAGTGAAGCTTTTAAGTTTACTGGAGATGAAGTTGCAGTTGGAGCAGCAGGGGCAGAGGTATCTGATCGCTGCGCAGTTGCGCGTATGTTATCGCTGTTTAAGATGCCCGATACGACGGTACCGAAGCGACCAACCATCGAAGTTGGTAATGGAGTTGTACCATCTTCATACTGAGCGATTGCTTCCCGTATCTCATTCAGCAGACTTTCATCCAGATGTTGATCGTTAGGATCAATTTCAAGTAGCAGCCGATCGTCAACAGCATCTGCAAGCTGAGCATGGATCTTTGTGTCTGCAGTTACCAGAACCGGATTACGCACAGGCCAATGAAACACCTTACCAGAAGGTAAGTGTACTGGGCCAATACCACACCAACGAAAGATCTTTGTAATAGGTGCTTCAGGTTTTTTATCAACTACATTAGTAGCCATAAATATATCTCCAAAAAGTGCCTCTCAACTACCGCAAGGATAAGAAGAGAGGCTGAGTTGAGCTTACGCTCGGAGGAAAGGATTAAAGATTAACCAGCACTAATAGTAGTAGCTGCACCAAGACCCCAGATAATAGCATTAGCTGGAGGATTTTTAACTACCAAGGTGCACTCAGTAGTAAGAGTGCCACCGACTGCATCGATACCGCTATCAACAGTTACGTTGTCCATGTTAAACTCACGGTTCTGAGTTTTACGACCGCCTAAGTAAGCCAGACGGATAGAGGAAGGATCAACAGCGATAGCAGCATTTGCCCAAGCAGGGTTGCTATTGAAGAGAGGATGTTCAATAATTTCAAAGTTACCACGAGTGGTTTTGTAAGTACTGAACTGCAAGCCCCAAGAAGTTTGACGATCTTCCAGGAAATAAGTACCGTTGACTCGTGCGATCTTATTGATAACACGCTTGGCGCCACCACCTACGAAGAGCAAACGAGTATTTGCAATCTTCGGATCAGTGTTCTGATTGAAGCAAGGATCCAGATAGCTTTCCAATGTAGTTGCATTTTGTGTAGCCGCAGCAGTATACACGTTCACAGTTGGGAAAGCAGCAGGATAGTTAGCCGGAGTAGAAACAATAGATACCAAACCGTCCATAGTACGCAGAGGCTGGTTATTATTGGATGGAGCAGTAGTTTGTTTCTGACCGAAGAAGATAGCTTTTTCGATATCAGCTGCGTGGAAAGCCGCATTATCTAGACGATTTTCAGCTACGTTACTATTACCTGCGATAACTTCGGTAGCACGAACAGTCTCAGAAATGGTCCAAGTGTTACGGAAAATCTGAGTGAAGTTAGTGATACGAACAGGAACGATACCAAGAGCGTTAGGTCTGGTAGATGCCTCGCTGTAAGCTGTACCGATCTGATACCATACGATACCAGTACTTGCTGCACCTACACCTAAACCAGCATTGATCTGGTTAGCAGCAGTACCTGCTCCCAAACCGCCAATGTTACGAAGAACGCCAACACTATTTGCACCATTGACAATAGTTACCAGAACAGTCTCACCTGTTGGTACACCGGTTGCAATAGTTACACCCATCAACACCATGCCAGCTACGATAGAAGTAACAGCTACTACAGTACTGTTATTAGTTGAAATGGTATTCCAGGTCTCAGCAGCAAACTGAGTAATAGTTGTACCAGCTGTGTAAGTGGTAGGTGCTGCAGTCATGTTAAAGTAAGGAAAGATCATTACTTTAGCAAAGTAACCGTGCTCGTAAGCTACGGCAGTTTCATCGCCCAGAAGTGATGTTAATCCGAAAAGGGTTGCAGAACCATTTGGCATCAAGCGAGTAATCATTCCTGCAAACGACTTTTTAGCTAAGTCAGTTTGTAAGTTTGTAGAACCTAAGACACCAGTAAATGGACCTGCAGTTACTGTACTGTTATATGGAGCGGCCATAATTATTCCTTATAAAAGAGAGAAAAGATATTTAGAATCCAGCTGTCATCAAAGCATCCCAATCTTCGACGTCGCCATTGCGAGGGTCTTTTGTGGGAGTAGGATCGGATTTTGGATTGATCTTACCGGTAACGCGATCAAGATACTGTGATCTCATAGTACTGATCTGCGCCGCGGTAGCATCAGGAAATTTTAAAGTAATTTGTTGGTCAATTGCTTTGAGAAGTGGAGCTATCTCTGGGTCTTTATATCTAGCATCTTCGCCACGTAACGTATCATGTATGTTATGCTGACGGATGATAGAAGGTATTTCTTTTTGAAATTCTTGTCTTGCAGTAGCAATAGCCTGTTCAACCATCTGTGTAGCAGCGAATGAAGACTGAGCGTAAGTAGCTTGGTTAACTAAGTTAATAGCTTCTGCAAAAGCTGTCTGAGCTTCAGGCCCACCTGCTGCTATCTTCGCCATTGTATCCGCTGGGATAACTTTTGTGAAGTCTATCTGTCTTGCAGCTTCGATAGTACTCTTCATTTTATCTTCTTGCGTAGGAGCTTTCGGAGCATTTGGATCAGCTGCCGGAGCTGCTATAGGATCCCACAGTTTCGTAAATTCTGGTTCAGGTGATTTATTCTCTGGCTGCGCTGCAGGTAAAGCAAACGGATCAGCTGGAGCTGGTGCGTTAGTTGCAGCTGGTGCTGGCGTAGGAGCTGGTGCTGGTGCAGAAGGTTTGTTGTCAAATAAGCCTAAAAAAGCCATGATAGTTCTCCATTAAGAGTAAAGGTTTGGGTTTGGATTGTGTTACGTTGGGGTACTGCAGGGATTTATAAATCTAAAGCATTGCGAGGAAAGCTGTCATCTTCAGATATGATAGTATCGTCCATATCAAAAGAAGTTTCTGAGGGAGTGTTATAAGCTAAGGATGCTTTCTCACTCCTATCCATAAGGAAGCGTAAGATAGCTATCTGTCCATCTATCTCAGCGGCTTCAGCTGGAAAAGCAGGATCAACTACCATCTCTACTTTTTTCATTGCAAGGATAGCTATTTCATTCTGAAGAATAGCAAGCTGTTCTTGAGAAAATATCTGACCAAGAATAGTTTCCTGCTCAGAAAGTTCGTAAGTTGTGAATGGTGTTATCTCTTGAGAAAATCTCATCACTATCCTCCTATTTGCGCCATGTCACTTGCAGCGTCATTATCGCTATCTTGCAGTGGTTTTCCTTTCTGGATTGCCATAACCTGTTCAATAAGAGTAGGCTTAGCTTCTTCTTTACCAGCAGGTTCTGTAGGCTGTCCATCAGGTCCAATACCGAAGTCAGCAGGTTTAGGTTGCGGAGGATACTGATCCTGCCGTATCTCCTTATTATCCTTAGCTAGTTGCACAACTGTTTGCTGCCAAGTTGCCATCGCCTGTTCGTACTGTTTCTGTGGGCCGCTCTTTTCAAACTCTTTGATATTAGCGCCTTGGGTTTGCATCATATAAGAAAAGAGTGGACCTATCTCATATTCGGCCGCTAGAGAAGGAGAAGATCCTATAACTTGCATACCGACTTGAAGCGTGTCTCCATGGATAGTTTTAGATGCGGTAGTTACACCGTCTGTCATTCTAAACTGGATAGTAGCTTCTCGTAATACAATAGGATCAATAGCTACTTCTTTTTGCTTCTGACGATTAAACAGTTTCGTACCGCCCTGGTATTGGAGATTATTTAGTTTCAGTATCTCTTTCAAAGGAGTGAAGATACGAGCCTCTAACTTCAATGCCTTAGACTGATCTCTCGTCATTGAATTCTGCATGGTATCTTCCCACTGTCCAGCTGTCTTATTTCCTTTTACAAACTGTCCTTGTCTAGCTTGGTTCTGCCCGTTAATTTGATTAGCAAAGTTAATGAAGGTTGGTATCTCTTGAAGGATCTGGATACTGTTCTCGTCTCTGAACGGAATTGGAAAGATAGCTTCAGAAAGAGGCTTACCATAAGCAGCAGGACGTACAGGTATCTTAGCAGTCGGATTAGGACTGTTGATATCTGCCTCTCGTATGCGCGAGGGATCATATAGCGTACGATCCGAGATAGCACGACGGCGTGCGTCAATTACAGAACCAATGAGAGCTGTTGCTATCTGCTGCGATGGCATCGCATCGAAGGCAGTTGATTTAGTTTGGTAGGCCAGACCATCCTCATTCGGTTGAGCAAAAAACATAGGAATGAGACCATGAGCATTTGTTTGACGTTCTGCATAAATAAGATGTTGGTCGTTTACAAAAATAAATTTCCAGACTTGTGGAGTGTTAGGACTAGGCACATGCATCCCAAAGTCACTAGGAATAATTCGGCCATATAAGGTAATAACTTCGTACTGATCGCTGTAGTTAATTTTTGGAGTAGTTTCACTAGCAGTTGCCCAGGCCATCCAGTCCGTAGACGCGCGGATATTTCTGGACATGAGAGCATTGAAGTTAAGAACAGGCACATAATAATTAGCAAAGGAGGGTACACCGCTTTCAAAAGCAGCATTTAGGTTAGCGGTTATCTTATCCGGGAGTTTGTTGATAAAATCTTTGAGCGCTACACGAGACATAAGTTCTATGTAACCAGCA